CCTCAAAACATTAGAGGTAGAGAAGATTTGTCTTTGTTCTTACCAAGAGAGTGGTACGATTATTACGTAATTGCTTTGATTAACGCTAACCTTTACCACTATGTAGGAGAGGACGGAGTAACAAAACTACACGGAACTAACGTAGCAATTAGACCAACTGACGGTCTAGTAGGATTGGATAGAATGTTCCTTACTTGGAATGGTAACTTAGTTATCGGAATGGATGGAGACGAAGAGCAAGATAACTTAGAGGTAAGATTAGATCCTGTTACTGAAAAGAATATTTTCTTTGACTGTAACTTCAAAAGAGGAACACAAGTATTCTTTACAGAAGAGGTTGTAGAATTTACTTTAGTACCTTAATAACTAAATAATAACTAATAGAAGAGGGTGGTGGTAATGTACTACTACCCTTTTTTTATAAAAAATAATATAAAAATATGGCTTGTTTATTAACACAAGGATTTACTTTAGATTGTGCCGATAATATCGGAGGTATCGAAGAAATCTTAATTGGTAACTTCTCGGAGGTTACTTCAACAAATGCAGCAGGGATAATTACAGGTATTACTCAAACTGTTTCTACTGACTTTTACAGATACGAACTAGAACAAGAAGATGCTGATTTAGTTTCTACTGCTAATAGAAGCGGAGAAAATGGAACTTTCTTTGTAGAGAGTATTCTAAATTTTACTATTGACAAACTATCTTCTACTAAAAGCGAAGAGTTGAAACTAATGGCTACTTCTAGAAAGTTAGTTATTATTGCTAAACTTTCAGACGGTCAATATGTAGGATTAGGATTTGACAGAGGAGCAATGAATCAAGGAGGAACTAACCAAGCGGCAACAGGTAAAGCATACGGAGACAAGCAAGGATATACTTTAGGGTTTACTTGTAAAGAGGATCACTATCCTTACTTCGTAGATGGTACTGTTATTACAGGTCTTTCTATTGCATAAACAAAAAAGGAGGGTGTAAATCTAAAAAGCCTTACTCATTAATTTGGGTAAGGCTTTTATGTTTAATACTTGCACCATTAAAACGGTGCATAACAGTCAGTAGATAGCATTAAAACGCTACCTACTTTGGTGTTAGCAACAATTACATATAACCACCTTCATGTAATCGAATATCCGCTTCACAATCTGCTAATCCACCTTGATACGCTTTATTTTCTTCCACTGTGTCAGGTTCACTATCATAAGCACTTGTTCGTTCTCCGTATGTTGTTATAATTTCTATAACCTCATAAGTATTATCTTGAAAAAATCTAACTTTTTATTCTCGTTTCATAATAAGTAACTGTTGCTAACAAGGTATATATGCAATACCCTATTAAGGTTTGTATTAAATTTTAAAGTTTCTGTGTCGGGTACTGCATATATACCCAACCGTTATCGAATACAAATATATTAAATAATATTTTACAATTCCTAATAAAAATCATTTTTAATTTATTTTTATACTTTATTAGTATGGAGTTTAAAGATAATTTACTAGGGCATAATTTCAACGGCAAAGGGTACAGAGGTATTCTTATTTGCGAAGAGAATAAAGAACTTTTAATTAAGTTAGAAGCAGACGTTTTCAAGAAAGAAAAGAAAGCAAAGAAATTTAAAGGAATTAAAGAAGAGAAAGAAGATGACAATAGCAATTCATAAAGGTATATTAAATGAATTTGCTTTATCTAATATCTTGGATAAATCTATTTACACCGCTAGAACTTACAAATTTAGTTTTATAGGTGGTAGTACTAAGGTTACTCAAACGCTTACCCTCGTACCTACCATTGCAGGTAATAGATACACCTTTGAAATAACAGAGGGAACAGATATAACTTTTACTAATAAAGGTTTTTACGAATGGGAGTTATACGAGGTTGAAGATATTACCTTAAATGAAAATCTACTTTGTGACGGCTTTATGAAAGTCTTTGATACTAGAACCGCACCGACAACACCAACCGCTTTAAATGGCAAAACATACGTAGTTTACAATGGATAATAAAGAAAAATATAGTTTTAGTTTCATCTCTTTTGATGCACATAAACCGCCTGTAATTTTTGAAAAGAAAAATGTTGACTGGATCATATTTGGAGATGGAGAGGGTTATGTAAATAACTACCCTAGATACTTACAAGATAACTACGATAAAAGCCCAACACACGCAGCGATATGTAATGGTAAGATAAATTACATAGTTGGTAATGGTTTAGAGGTTAAACACTATACAGATGTAGCAAGTTTAGCACTAGCAAAGGCAACTATAAGAAGTGTAAATGAGTACGAAGATGCAGACGACTTAAACAGAAAACTATCTACTGACTTAGTTATATTTGGCGGTTTTTATGTAGAGTTAATTCAAACTAAAGACGGCAAAGGGGTTAACGCTTGTCATTTATCTTTCAGCAATATTAGAAGAGATAAAGAGGATGCGGATAGATGGTATTATACTTCTGATTGGGAATGTAGAAAGCCACAACAAAACGAAGATTTTAAAGAGTTTAGAACGTTCGAGGGAGAGTTTAAAAGCGGAGTTAATTACTTGGTAGACTATTCTATTTACAGAGCAGGGAACGAGCCTTACGCATTGCCCGACTATTTGGCTGCGAATGGTTATATTGAGTTGGATTGGAGAATAGGGAACTACTTACTTCAAAATGTAAAGAACGGTTTTAGTGCAGGGTTCTTAATTAACTTTTATAACGGACATCCAGAGCCAGAGCAAAAGCAAGAAATAGAAAGACAGATTAAAAAGAAGTTTGGAGGAGATGGAGCAGGGGGTTCTTTTGTACTTAACTTTAATGATCCGGACAGTAAGAACGCAGAGATAATTCCAATACCTACTAACGGACACGATGATAGGTTTAACACTTTAAAAGAAGCGGTTAGAGATAACTTATTCACTTCTCACAATATTACTTCTCCTATGTTATTTGGAGTTAAGGAAGCAGGACAGTTAGGCGGCAGAACTGAAATGGTAGAAGCGTTTGAGTTAATGCAAAACACTTACACCGCAAACCGTCAAAGAATATTAGAAAAGTTTTGGAATGACTTACTATACTTTAAAGGTGCAGATGCTAAACTAGAAATAATTGAAGCAACGCCAATAAAAGAGCGTTTAAGTGACGATATTAGAGTTTCTGTAATGACACAAAACGAAATTAGAGAAGAGTTAGGATTACCTGCTTTAGAAAATACACCACAGGTAGAGTTAACTAAGTTTCAATCTGACAAAGATAATGCTATTTTAGATTTCTTTGATACTTGCGGTTATGAAGAGGAAGAACTAGAAGAGGTTTATAGTAGAAGTATTTTAGCAGGTAGTATAGAGGAAGCACAACAATTCGCAGAGGTTACAACTTTTGAAAATAGCGTTTTAGCAATCTTAGCAGATAATCCAACTTTGCCACCTGTGGAAATTGCAAAGGCTTTAGACGTTACACCAGAGCGAGTAATGGAAGCGTTAAACAACCTAGAAGCAGAGAAGTATATTAGAATTACAGATGGAGAAGTAGAAGTAACTAAAGAGGGTTTAGATAATTCAGAACAAAGCGAGGTTTTTATAGTTTATAAATATGCTTTAAGACCAGGAATGGAGGGAGGAGAAATATTACCAACTAGTAGAGAGTTTTGTAAGAGATTAATAAGAGCGGATAAAAGTTATACTATTCAAGATATTAGCAGACTTAGAAACGGTCAAGGGTTAGACGTATTTACTCACAGAGGAGGATGGTACACAAGAAAAGGAACGGATATAAGAATACCGTATTGCAGACATACGTGGAAACAAAGACTAGTAAAAATTAAGAAATAATGGCAAACGTATTATTTATAAGTGAGGAGTATTTAAAAGAGAATACTAGCATAGACGAGAACGTAGATGTAAAGGAGATACTTCCATCTATTGCAGATGCTCAAGAGATGCACCTTTTACCGTGTTTAGGTTCTGCTTTATACGAAGATTTAAAAACAAAGATAGAAGCAGCAACTACCAACGCAGACGAGGACACTTTAATTAGTGATTACATAGCACCTATGTTAGTTAAGTTTGTACAAATGGAACTTAGCACCGACCTACTTTATAAATATAGAGATAAGGGAGTAATGAAGAAATCTAGTGAAAATAGTTCTAGTGTATCTTATACAGATATGCGCTATTTAATGGATAGATGGGACAACAAAGCACAATTCTATAAGAAGCGTTTAATAGATTATTTGTGCGGTAATACATCTTTATTTCCTACTTACTTACAAAGCCCTAATACGTGGGATGTAATACCAGATACTAACGCATTTACTAACCCTTTTTACTTAGGTACAGAATCGTGGGAAGAAAAAAAACAACGTCTGAAACTTCGAGGAAGTTTGTAAACATAGACAAAAAACTAAAAAAGTATTTTAATGCTAAACTACCAAAAGATAATACTAGAAAGTAATACTTTCGCTGATAACCACTTGCAGATTAATAGTTTCGGTAATGGCGATTTATGGGAGGTTGTAGAGCGTGATAAATTGCAGGCTTTTAACTATCCATTACTTTGGATGCAGGACAATGGTAGCAGCGTACAAGATAAAGCAATTACTTTTAATTTTAATGTTTTGGTTTTGGATCAAGTATTGAATGGAGAAGAAAACGAGGTTTTTGTAAAATCTAGTATGCACCAAATACTATTAGACTATTTAGCCTACTTTGATAGAACGGTTCTTTACGATGTAGATGGAGATAGAATTAAATTTGACATTGTAAGGAGTAGCAGTTTAACAAGTTTTACAGAGAGATTTAACGATGAGTTAGCAGGTTGGGTAATGACTGTAACATTTAGAACACCTTTCGACTATAACAAATGTAATATTCCACTATCATAATGCCACACAGGACCGCCTTAAATAACCTTTTTGAAAAAATGAGTTTCTATTGCGCTCAAATTTTTGCTATATTAATTTCTTTTGTTAGTCCTATTGCTGGTGTATTAATTGCAGTAGGTGCTTTTGTATTACTAGATACAGTTATAGGAGTATGGAAAGCAAAGAAGATAAAACAAAAGATAACTAGCAGACGTTTAAGCAGCGTAATTAATAAAATGCTAGTGTATCAATTAACGGTAATAACCTTTTTTATATTAGGTCATTTTATAGTTAACGATATTGTAAAGCAATTTATAGATGTAGACTACGCTATGACTAAAATAGTTGCAGTTATATTAATATCTATTGAGTTCTTTAGTATAGATGAATCATTTAAAACGGCAACAGGTAAAGGGCTTTTGGAAAGGTTTAACGAATTACTACAAAAATACAAAGAGAATAAAAAGGCGTTAAGAAAGGACGATTAAAAAAAATAGTTTATATTTACAAAAAAAATTAAACTATGGGAAACAAAAAGATTTATTTAAACGATCAAGATGCTAAACTTTTACTAGGTAAAGTAAACAAGAATAAGAAGTACAGACTAAGCGAGGAAGAACGCAAAGTAGTAGAAGAGTACAAAGCAGGTAATAAAGATAAAACTAAGTTATCAAATAATTCAGATACAAAGCCAAACGACTACATAGAGGAAGAGTTTGTTTTAACGGCTTGGAACTATAAGAAAGGTTGCTTATTTAGTATAGAAGAATATTGTAAGGAGTATAATATGAATTATGCAGACGTAACATCTTATAAATTTCTGCCACACCACTACAAAGAGCCAACTTACCATATAGTATTTAAAGAGAATGTTTTAAATGCAGAAAGCATAGACTTTGATAAGATACTAAGTAAGTATAAGAACTTTGAACCAAAGGAAGAAACAAAGAAAGCATTTAGACACGTTTTAAACGACTTTAGCACTTTAACCTATACTGACGTTCATATTGCTATGGACACAAACGCAGACGGCAATAGTATGTATGCGGAGAAATGGGACAAAGGAGAAATATTAAACAGTTTAGAAGATATTATTAAAGGTGCTATTAATAATTCTAATAGTAATACTTTAGTTATTGACGAACTAGGAGACTTTTTAGACGGTCTAAACGGATACACGACTAGAGGAGGTCATAAGTTGCCGCAGAATATGACAGATGAGGAAGCCTTTGATTTAGCAGTATGGTTTAAAATAGAATTAATTGATAGGCTACATAACCACTTTAACACAATTATAGTTAATAATATATGCAACGACAACCACGCTGGTAGTTTTGGTTACTTCGTTAATAGTGCAGCAAAGAATATTATAGAAAATAAATACGACAATGTAACAGTAACTAACCATAGGCAGTTTATTAATCATTACTACGTTGGAGATATTTGTTTTTTAATTACTCACGGTAAAGATGACAAGACCTTAAAGTTTGGTTTTAAACCGCAACTAGATAGCAAAGGTTTAGAGAAGATAGACCAATATTGTAAACAAAACGACATTTACAAACACGCTAAAAAGATAGTATTTAAAAAAGGAGATAGCCACCAAGCGTTATTTGATATGTGTACAAGTGATGACTTCTACTATTTTAATTACCCTGCACTTAGTCCATCTAGTCAATGGGTGCAAAACAACTTTAAAAAAGGTCGTAGAGGCTTTGTATTAGAAACTTGGAACGATTTAGACGTTAACATTAAACCTATATTTTTATGAGTTATAAATTAAGTAAAAGAAGTTACGAACGTCTTAACGGTGTGGATGCTATTTTAATAGCAATAGTAACAGAAGCAATAAAAGAAAGTCCTTACGATTTTGGTATTCCTAGAAGCGGAGGAATGAGAACAGAAGAGGAACAATATAAACTATACTTAAAAGGTAGAAGTAGAGCAGACGGATTTAAAAAGAAGTCATACCACCAAACAGGTAAGGCTTTTGATATATTCGCTTATGTTGATGGCGAAGCAAGTTGGGAAAAAGAACACTTAACAGAAATCGCAAAGCATATTATTAAAGTTGCTAAAGATAAATTTAATGTAGATTTAGAATGGGGTGGCAACTGGCGTAACTTTAAAGATTTACCACACTTTCAAATAAAATGATTATGAAGTCAATAATAGCAGTTATAAGCCTATCAATAGTTTGTGTTACTTTATCGTTTCTTTTAGGTCGATATAGTGTTAAATGTAACGAATGTGTAACGCACACGCCAATAATTAAATACATAGAAAGAACAGAAACAATTAAAAATATAGAAGATGAGATTAATAAAGTTAGTATTCCTTTGGATCGTGTTAAGCGGGACAGTCTTAGGGCAATCTACAACCCTCGATAGTGTTTATTATACTACACAACAAGACCTTAATTGTCTAAAATGTTTAATGCAGTCCACTTTAAAGGATAGTTTAATAGTAACTTATAAGTTACAAGTAAGAAGTTCAGATACTATTATTAATGATTTGCAATTTGCGAACCACGAATTAAAGGAAGTAATAGAGGAAGATAGAAAGGAGTTAATTAAAAGGCGGTTGAATGTTTATAAGTTTAGCCTTATAGGTGGTGTAATTGGTTTTGTAATTAGTATTTTTGTCCTGTAATAATTTTTCATAGTTTAAGTTTTAATTTTTGTTAAGAGAGCCTACTAGTAATAGTGGGCTTTTTTCGTTTACCGCTTATACTTATTATTTACCGTTCGTGTATTTGGTTAAAAAAAACTTTATAAAATGTATTGTATATTGTTGATAAGTAGTATATTCGTACCAACAAATTAAAACAGTAAGAAAATGAAAGATTTAGAAAACTATTTAAAAGGACTTAAGAAAGCGTTAAAAGACGGTTCTATAACAGTTAACGAGTATTGCGATTTTTACTACGCTGCTCATAACAAAAAGAAAACAATATGAAACCAGTAAGAGAAATTGAACACTTGTTAGATATAGCAGGGTTCATTAATTCTTTGAAAAGGGAATTAAAAGAAGTTATTAATAGATTGTCAAAAATACATCAAGACCTATTTGATTTAAGGATATTTTTACACGAAAGGATAACTACAATTCATAAGAGAATTAAATTAGCAGAGTACGCATATTTTTTAAAAATGAAACAAATAATAAACTATGAGAATTAAACTACCAGTCCACAAATGGTTAGCACTACTAACACAAAAAGCGGTAAGTAATGCAGACGAGATAAGAAGTAAAGACTTTCAAGAGTGGCTAATTCATATCAAAGCACAAAGAGTAATAACAACTAATAAGATAAACAAATGAAAAGATTATTAAAAATACAACAGGAGATAGGAACACTTAGCAAGAACGCTAAGAACCCTTTTTTTAAAAGTCAATACCTAGACTTAACTACAATTATTCAACACGTTACACCGCTTTTAAATGCGGAGGGGCTAGTATTAATACAACCACTTGCAGGGGATAGCGTAACGACTGCAATATTAGATAGTGAAACAGGAGAGGTAATAGCAAGCAGTAGTTTAACTTTAGCACCAATGGCAGACCCTCAAAAGATGGGTAGTCAAATTACCTACTTTAGAAGATACACGCTTAAAAGTCTTTTAGCAATAGCAGAGGAAGATGATGATGGTAATAGAGCAAGTAGACCAACGCCAAAGCCTAAACTATCACACGATGAATTAGTAGAGTTACACGCAAAGGGAACACTAGAAAGCCTTAGAAGTGCTTTAACTAAGTATGACTTAACACCAGACCAAAGAGAAACAATTACTAACAGAGGAAAAGAATTAAAAGATGGCAACAAGTAAAGAGGAATTTATAAACGTGAGAATGTCGACACCAGACTACCACGACCTACCCGACTATATTAAGTCATCTATGGAGATTAAATTTATAGACGTTGAAAATATAGACTATTCAGAAAGTGAGTTATGGGTAGCACAGAAGAAAGTAAGTGATAAGGAATTTAAGAAACTCAAAAAGATTGAGTTCGATTATAGAAATAATAACAAATAAAATGGAAAGTAAAAAAATAGAAGAAGGTGTTATAAACCACTTTCAAGGTAAGAAAGATTTTAATGTATCTGATTTAATATTTATACTAAATAAAATAGACCCAAAAGCAAAAGTTAATTTTGGAGTAATAGAAAATAATTTAAACCTTTCAACTGGTTTTTACCAAGATGAAAATATAGTATTTAGATGTAGGCAAAAAGATAATAGTTTAGAAGATTACGACACTTTAGATATATTAACATACGCATACGAAAGAGAAATTTAAACAAGTAAATAAATAGCGGAGGCTAAACTCAAAACAATTATGTATAAAGTAAAAGGTAAAATTACTTCAATAGACGAAGTAAAACAATTAGACAACGGAGCAAAGGTAGTTAACTACATTTTGGATCACGTAAGCGAGAATGGTTATGTAACTAAGTACAATATCGGATTGTACAAAGGAGAGCAATACGCTGAACACGTAGACAACTTTGTAAAGTATAACAAGGTAGGAGATGAAGTAGAGGTAGAGTTTACAATTCGTTCAACGGAATATAACGGTAAAATTTACAATAATCTAAACCATTGGAAACTTGAAAAGGTAGGAGCAACTACACAAGCACCAGCAAAAGCAGAAGTAGTAGAGGACGATCTTCCTTTCTAAAATCAACAAAGCCCTCTATTAGTTTAGGGGGCTATTTTTAAACTAAACAAAATTAAAATTATGATGAATATAATAAACCCGATGTTATTTGCAGGTCTACCTCCAGAATTAATATCTGAACTTAAAAGCCCTAAACCTAATCAATTAAGACCTATTGATATAGATAGATTGATAGAGTTAGAATTTAATGTATCAATAGAAGATTTAAAGTCTAAAGCGAAAGGAGGAAGAGAGAGAGAGTTAAAAGTAATACCTAGACAAATGTGGCACTACCTACTTAGAAAGCACACTAATTTAATACTAAGCAAAATAGGAGAGCGAACTAATAGAAATCACGCTACTGTATTACATAGTCTAAATAAGGTTACTCAAATACTAGAATGGGAAAAAGATATTTACCACGAAAGGTTTACAGATATAATTAAAAAAGCAGAAAAACTATGAAAGAGGAAACTAGTCTAAAACTAATTAAATTAATTGCCTTATTACAAAGTGCAGTTTATACTATTGACGACTTACAAAATGATAAAGTACCTAAAGAAATAGAAAGTATTTTAAACAGTACTAAACCAGTATTTAAAGAAGTTGAGAAGATCATAACAAAGAAATACAAAACAATGTTAGAAAGGCTTTTTAATGTAGATGAAGATATGATAATGACAATAGTAGAAGCATATCAATATCAAATAGATACTTTTAAGGAGTTGAGTATAAACGATGTAGTAACAATTAAATGATGAACGGTAATATAAAAGTATAGACGGTAATAATATATTGAATTACTTTTACTTACTTTGTATTAACAAAAATTAAAACAATAACAAAATGACAGATTATCAAAAATTCTTAGAGGGTAAACGCCACCTATTAGGTAGTTTTGGGTTTAAAGCAAATTACATACCAGATTGTGCTTTTGACTTCCAGAAGTTCGCAATAGAAAGTGCAGTTTCAAAAGGTAGGCAGGCAGTATTTTTAGATACTGGTTTAGGTAAAACTTTAGTACAGTTATCTATTGCTAGAAACATTATAGAACACACTAATAAAAAGGTATTAATATTAACGCCTTTAGCGGTTGGTTTTCAATTTATAAAAGAAGCAGAAGTAAGAGGTATTACTGATGACATAGAAATATCTAAAGACGGTAAACACACAAAGAAGATAGTAATATGTAACTATGAAAGGTTACACTATTTTAATGAGAAAGACTTTGAATGTGTTATACTTGACGAAAGTAGTATATTAAAAAACTTTGACGGTAAGATCAAGAATAATATAACTGCATTTATTAAAAAGATACCTTATAGGTTTTTAAGTACTGCAACACCTAGCCCTAACGACTTTATAGAATTAGGTACAAGTAGTGAAGCACTTGGTTATATGGGTTATATGGATATGCTAGGTAAGTTCTTTAAGGCTAATAATAATGCGGTAGATAGTTCTAATAGAAATATTGGAGAAAAGTTTTATTTAAAGCCACACGCAGAAAAGGACTTTTTTGCATGGGTTAATCAATGGTCTATTATGGCAAAGATGCCAAGCGACTTAGGTAACTTTAGCGATGAGCGTTATAAACTACCAGAATTAATAATTAATAAATCAATAGTAAATAACGAAAGTAATTTTATTATAGATAATCAATTTGAAATGTTTAATAGACCTGCAAAGAACTTTAACGAGATTAGACAGGAAGTTAAACAAACTATAAATTCTAGATGTGATAAGGCTTTAGAGTTGGCTGCTGGTAAAACTTCGGTATACTGGGTTAACAGGAATGAAGAAAGTAAGATACTTAGAAATAATGATAGCGAAGCGGTTGAAATAATTGGTAGTCAATCAATAGATCAAAAAGAAGAAATACTAAAAGCATTTGCAGAGGGAGATATTAAAAGATTAATAACAAAGGCTAAGATGACTGGTATGGGTTTAAATTGGCAACATTGTAACCATTCAGTTTTCTTTCCTACTTATTCATACGAACAATACTACCAAGCAATTAGAAGATTTTGGAGGTTTGGACAAAAAGATAACGTTACTATTGATATGGTAATTTCAGACGGTCAAACAAGAGTACTAGAAGCACTAGAACAAAAAACACAAAAGGCAATAGAACTACATAGAAATTTAACTCAAAATGTAAATAGAAGTTTTGAGCATAAAACAAAACAATTTAACAAAGAAATAATTAAACCTAAATTTATATAAAAATGGAAAACAAAGTAAAAGATCAAATAGTAACAGAAAACTACGCAATCTATAATAGTGATTGTATGTTAGTAATGCCAACTTTAGAAGATGAAAGCGTAGACCTTTCGGTATATTCTCCACCGTTCGCAGGACTGTATAATTATTCAAGTTCAGAGAATGACTTTAGTAACTGTGAAAGTAAAGAGCAATTTTTAGAGCAATACGAATTTTTAGTAAAGGAGATAGCAAGAGTTACAAAGGCTGGTAGAATTACTGCGGTACATTGTACAGATGTATTCGATAACACTTGTAGACTATGGGACTTTCCAAGCGAGATAATTAAGATACACGAGAGATACGGATTTGAATATCGTAACCGTATTACTATTTGGAAAGAGCCTTTAAAGGTTCGTATGCGTACAATGGTTCAAAGTTTGATGCATAAATTTATAGTAGAGGATAGTACTAAGTGTTTTACTGCTATGCCAGATTACGTATTAGTATTCACTAAGAAAGGAGAAAATAAAGTACCTGTAACTCATCCTTTTGGAATTAATGAATATGCAGGAGAGATACCAATTTTACCAAACATTTTAAGAGCGTGGAATAATGCTAATAAATCTAATCTAAACGAGCAGGAGTTATGGGATCACTTGAATAATATTAACGAAGAAGATAACATAACTAAGTTAAATCATTATATTTGGCAGCGTTACGCTTCTAGTGTATGGGATGATATTAGAATAGATAACGTACTACCTTTTAGAGATAGTAGAGAGGAAGATGACGAAAAGCACGTACACCCTTTGCAATTAGATGTAATTGATAGGATTGTAGAATTATATTCTAATCCTAACGAGGTTGTTTTAACTCCTTTTATGGGTGTAGGTAGTGAGGTTTATAGTCCTGTTTCTATGGGTAGGAAAGCCATAGGAATAGAGTTAAAAGATAGTTACTTTAAACAGGCTAAAATTAACTTAGAACACGCTGGTAAGAGATTTAAAGCAAAGGTTAAACAAGTTTCTTTATTAGATCAAGTTTAATATGAAAGAGTTAATACTAGAATGGGCTGATAAACGAGGTTTATTAGTTCAAGGTAACCAAAGAAACCAATTAATTAAACTAATGGAGGAAGTAGGCGAGTTATCGTCTGCTATCCTTAAAGACAATCAACCAGAAGTTAAAGACGCTTTAGGAGATATACAAGTAGTTTTAATTATACTTTCTAGCCAGTTAGGTTATGATTTAGAAGAGTGTTTAAAAGATGCTTATAACGTCATAAAAAATAGAACAGGTAAAAAGGTTAACGGAATCTTTGTAAAAGACGAATAAAATAATTAACTTCGTATTTATTAATCGGACAGGATTAAAGAAGTATTTTTAATAACCCTTGTATAGGTTGGACTGTCCTCCTCCTGTACAGGGGTTTTATATTTAATATTAATACTATGGCAACAGATAAAAAAGGTTTTATACTCTATGCAGATCAAAAAGAGTTATTCGACCAACTACCAAACGACAAAGCAGGGGAATTAATTAAGCATATTTTTAGTTATGTTAATGATGAAAACCCAGATACAAACGACATTCTATTAAAACTTGCATTCACGCCAATTAAACAACAGTTAAAGAGGGACTTAAAGAAGTTTGAACAAACTAAAATAAAGAGAAGTGAAGCAGGCAAAGCAAGCGCAAAAGCAAGGCGCAACAAAAAGGAACAAACGCCAACAAATTCAACAAGTGTTAAAAGTGTTCAACACACTTCAACAAAATCAACAGTAAAAGAGAATGTTAATGTAACAGTTAATGATAATGTAAAAGATAAAGATATTAATATAAAGGCTAAAGCCTTCAATACACAAAAGGAGTTTTTAGAATGGTTTAACAAAGGCAAAGAGTATTACACCAATTCAAAAGGTAAAACTAGAACTATGTCAAAGACTGACTTAAACAACTTTAAAAAACTAAACGAGGTTTACAACCGTCAAGAGTTCGGACACGCTTTAAAAATGTTAACTAAGTCTAAATGGGCAATAGACGAGAATATGATAATACCTGCTCACTTTCTTAGAATTGATAATTTCACTAAGTACTTAAACCAAGAAGATACTAATAACAAAATTTCACTTAATCTACCAGCGAACTAATGTATAAAAAATTAAGTCATATAAGCACCGAACTAAACGACCTAAGAAACAACGGAGTGCAAAGAGGTAAAAGTGTAGGATGGGATTGGTCACTATTCCCTTACACAGTTAAAGAGGGTAGTACTACTTACATAGGTGCAGCCCCTGCAAGTGGTAAGACAGAGTTTTGGTTTGAGATATTACTTAACTTATCTTGTTTACACGGTTGGAAGCATATTATTTTCAGTCCAGAAACAGGAGAACCAAAAGACATTTATTCTGAACTTTGCCATAAGTTCGTAGGTAAACCGTATTTAGGAGAGGGTAGAATGGATGAAACAGAGAAAGCATACGCTGAAATGTTTATAGACGAACATTTTATTATAATTGATCCAGTAGATGAAGATTTAACTATCGATATGTTTTACAAGAAAGTTGAAGATATAGAAAATGAATTAGGTACTAAATTTAATACTACAACTATCGACCCTTGGAATGAGTTAACAGAAAACTATGTACCAGCCGACTTAGGACGTGAAGATAAATATTTAAGTAGAATACTTGGAACGGTAAGAAAGAACGCAAGAAAGACAAATAGACATAATTGCATAGTTACACACGTAAGAGACCAAGCAATGCTAACACAAAACAATATACGATACTTTCCAATGGCACACGCTAGAGACTTTGCAGGCGGTCAAGTTTGGTATAGAAAAGGTATGAGCGTTTTAATTCCTTGGAGACCGCCAGTAGGTTTAATGGATGACAACGGCAGACCCTATGATAATAATCAAATGGTTTTAAACATATCCAAAACAAAACCTAAAGGAACTTCAAAAAACGGAACGTACAATTTACATTATGATTTACAAAGAAGTAGATACTATGTAGATGACTTTGGTAAACGTGTTTATGCAAACCGTGGAGAATATGAACCAAAGATACTAGACAAGCCTAAAGAGGTTATTCAACCTAACTTAGCCTTTGATGATGTTACACCACCACCGCCAAAAGTAGAAGTAAAAAAGATTGAGTTAAACAAAGATTACAAACCAGAAGAGGACTTTTTAAACTATAAAGAGCCTTGGGAACAATAAACTAAAACTATGAACGCAACAATAACAAAAAACAATTTAGAGATATTTCTAAATAAACTTGAAAGCAGTAAATTAAACGAAGAGTGGAACGCTTATAAATCTTTTTTAAGAGATGGAATACTAGCAATAGACTTACTAATTAAGTTAGCAGATGAAAAGGACGAAGTGATAAGGGTTAATTTTAAAGAAGATCTAAAAAAAGCCATTGATACAAAGCAGGCTAAAATTAAATTACTATCTTTGGAAAAGAGAAACAAAGAACTAGAGCAACTAAATATAGAAATGCAAAGTAAGATAGATAAAGTTTTAAATGGTTTTTAATGAAGTGTAAAGTATGTAAGATAAAATTTGAACCTAAGTACTTTAATCAAAAGACTTGCATAAACGTAGAATGTGTTTTAAAGCAATCTAAGGAGGTTAAACTTGAAAGTTATAGCAAGGCATTAAAGAAGAGTAATAAGTTGCCTAAAGCAAAGAAAAAGACATATAAAGCAACTCTTCAAGACGAGGTTAATAAGTTGGCTAGAATGATAGATAAGTATTTTGAGTATAACTGTATAGATTGTAATAGTTTTTTTAGTGGTCAAGTTCACGGAGCGCACTTTCATAACGTTCAAGGTAATGAGAATATAAGATTTAATTTACATAATATACACTCCGCTAGAGCGCATTGTAATACATACAATTCAGAGCATAAAGTGGGTTATAGACAAGGATTAATAGATAGGTATGGTTATGAATATTTGCAACAAGTAGAGGTAAATTTAAACTTAGAGTACCCTACTATTAGGCTAAATGAATTAGAAGTAAAAGAAGCGTTAAAGATGGTTAGAAAATGTATAAGAGATTTTGATACGATTATAGAGAATTGTTTAGATGGTTCTTTTGCTAGAATAGAGTTTAATAATTTAATAGGAATTTATGAATAAGGAAGAGTTAAGATATGTTAGGAAGATATGGAGAGCAATAAAATACAGGACAAGACCTAGTTATTTTCAAAGTCATCTATATTATGATAAAGGCGTAAAGGTTTGTAATGAATGGTTGACTAATTACAAAAGTTTTGAGGAGTGGGCTTTAATTAATGGGTTAAAAAAAGGAACACACATAGATAGGATAGATAGTAATGGTAATTATGATCCGTTTAACTGTAGGGTTGTTACTCCTGTTGAAAACGCAAACAACAGAGAGAATACTCTTTTTGTTGTTTACAAGGGCAATGAATATGCTATAATGAATTTACTTAGGGATAAGGGGTTGATAAATAACGAGGGTGCTATAAGGAGGAGGATAAAAAGAGGATGGAGTGTAGAGAGGGCGTTTGATACGCCTATAAGGGTTGGTAATTATCAAAATAGATGGAAATGAAATACAACCTAAACAAAGAGATAGACAGAGCAGAATATAAAAAGGACTGTAAAGAATACCTTTTTAAGCGTTCTATGGTAGAGCAAAAGGAAACTAAGATAACTAGAAGCCAAGCACAGAATAGAGCATTACATTTATTATTTACCTTTGTATCTAATGAACTAAATGAATTAGGAATGGAGCATAGATATTTCGGAGTAAGTGGCAAAGAGTTTAGTACTAGATACACACCAGACATAGTTAAGAATTACTTTTGGCGACCTATACAAATAGCCTTATTTGATATTGAAAGCACTACAAAGTTAAACACTAAACAGATGAACGATGTAACAGATGTTATTTTAAAGTTCTTTAGTGATAGAGGGGTTACTTTAGAGTTCCCTAGTATGGATAGTTTAATAGATTAAAATTATGAAGTTATTAGAATTATACGCAGGATCAAGAAGCATAGGAAAGGAAGCAGATAAATTAGGTTTTGATGTTTGCAGCGTAGATATAAAGCAATTCGGAGATATTGATATAGTAACAGATATAGAACTATTAACTATTGATATGCTGCCATTTATACCCGATGTAATTTGGTTGGGTATTCCTTGCACGTCTTGGAGTTTAGCAGGTATTAGCCACCACAGAAGAAACGGCATAGAACCTATAAGCGACTTCGCTAAAAAGTCAGATAGATTATT